GGAAGATGACGTGAAAGAGGATGGCGAGCTCACGGATCATTTCAGGGAATTCCTTGATAAGATTCCGCCGTCAGACCCCGGGCCGACGCCGTGGCCGGTGCGGTGTCCGACGTACCCCAGCATCCCACGGATGCCACCGTACTCACCATTTTCCCCAAATTATACCCCATATTACCCGACAGTCTGGTGCACGACATAGATGCCTAACGTAACGGTCCCAGTCGGCTGGCGCCCGTGGCCGCACCAGCGCGGTCTCTGGAACGCTCGGTTCAATGACGGTAAGAAGCGTTTTGTGGAGGTTTGGCACCGTCGCGCCGGCAAGGACATTACAGCGGAGAACATGTGCGTTGTCGAGATGTTCCGGCGCCCCGGGACGTACTGGCACGTCTTTCCTACATACGCGCAGGCGCGCAAGGCGATTTGGCAGGGTAGCACCAATGAGGGACGAAAGTTTCTGTCGTACATTCCTGAAGAGGCAGTGCTACGCACTCGCAACGATGAGATGCTGGTGGAGGTGGACGTTGGAGGCGGCACGAAGGAGTGCCCCAGTGGAAAGACTTCCATTTATCAGTTTATTGGTGGTGACCAGCCTGATCGCTTGGTTGGTGGCAACCCTCTCGGGATAATCTTCAGTGAGTACTCGCTAATGAACCCGATATGCTGGGATCTCTCACAGCCGATTCTCGACGCGAACGACGGGTGGGCGGCGTTCATTTTCACGCCACGAGGGTTCAATCACGCGCACAGGCTGTACGAGCTGGCTAAGAAGGAAGAGGACTGGCACACGAGCCTGATGGACATCTCGCGGACATCGAGGCCGGATGGCGTGCCGATCGTGACGCCTGAACAGGTCAAGAAGGCTATCAGGATGGGGATGCCGGAGGAGATCGCGCGGCAGGAGTATTACTGCGATTTCTCGGCGCCGATGACCGGAGCGTACTACGGCAAGGAGATGGACGCGGCCGACAGGGACGACAGGCTGACTAAGATCCGCTGGGAGCGGGAGTACCCGGTTTACACATGGTGGGATCTCGGGGTGAGGGACTCCATGGTTATCTGGTTTGCTCAGATCATCGGTGGCTGGGTGCACCTGATCGACTACATCTCGCATGCCGGAGAGGGCATTGGTTATTACGCGAAAGAGCTGGACAAGAAGCCGTATGTGTACAAGACGCACTATGCGCCACACGACGTGAAACAGCGGGAGGTTGGCACGGGCAAGAGCGTGCTCGAGACTGCTGCATCGCTGGGACTACGCTTTACTGTAGTTCCTAAGTTGAGCGTTGAAAACGGGATTAACGCCGTACGGCTGGCACTTCCGAAGTGCCGCTTTGACTCTGAGAAGTGTGTGGACGGAATCTCGGCGCTCCGGCAGTACCGGAAGGTCAAGGACGCAAAGAGCGGGGTGTGGTCGAAGCCGATCCACGATTGGTCGAGCCACCCAGCGGACGCCTTCAGGACCGGAGCGGTCATGCTGCCGAACATCACGCAGTCGATCAAACGACCAGCGCGGTATGGGCGCGATCAAACATGGAATGAAATCATGGTGGAGCACGACCGCGGGATCGCGGCCGCAGTTCACCATGGAGCCTTTACTAGGCTGTGAGGAGATAGAAGATGGCATTTGGACCCTCGGCAGGGGATCTCACAATCCTGGGCAGCAGCGGAACGGTCAGCAACGTAATCAACGGGGGCGGTCTGTCACTTGCGGGATTTATCTTCCCGGCGAGCGGCTGGGATGGCACCGGATTCATATTGAAAGAAGGGCTTGGACCGACGGCAGGCGCCGGCATGCTTATGTACGACTCGAGCGCCTCGGCGCTGACGATCACGACCCCTGCGAGCGCGAGCACGGCGATCATGGTGAAGCTCGATCCGAAGAATTATCACACGATGAAGTTCATGCACCTCGTAGCGTCCAGCGCACAGAGCTCGGCGATCATTGTCAAGCCGGTGTGGACGCGGTATAACCCGAGATGACGCTAATACCAGTATTTCTTGGTGATTGGCTCGAGGATCACGCGATCCTATGGTTTTCAGCCCGATTCGATGAATCCGCCCCGCTGGCTTCCCCTGGCGATGCCATTCGCGGGAAGATGGCGTACACCGATACCGGAAACAAGCTGACGAAGGCCGGTGGAAAGCTAGTTTGCACTGGTGTTGATGCGAGCCTGGACCCAAGGGCCCATCTCGGCTATGACAATGCCGGGTCGTCAGATCCGATGGCCCTCTCCACCGGGTACGCCGGTTTTTGGTCATTCACCCCGAGCGCGACGAACACCTCAATCCGTTTTGGTTTCGATGGAAATGTTAATGCGTCTCCCAGTGAGCCGTATTATCAAGCAGGCACCTCCGCAGATATTGATATTGTAAGCGGGGTTGCTGGTAATGTCGCAGTCTACGACACGTCTGAGTCGAAATACCTCCAGGTTGTAAGGTCGAGCACTCACGGTCATTATTTCATCAAGGATGGCAAACTGGTTTGGGTTACAGAGACGGCGATCACAACCCCGGCCTATGTTGCTTTCGCGAACATCAGCCAAGTATTCACCTGCGCCGACATAGCCCTAGTAGCCCTCCCCGCCCCGTGGAGCGATGGCGATTGGCTTGACGGTGGATCTGAACTCGGCATTGCCGACTACCACAACGCCTCGCCATCAGCGGATGACACTGACACCAGCACGGCTAACGCGCACCACCAGTTCAAATACACAGCGACCGCATCCGAAACGCTGGAAATATTCATCAGGCGCACTGATGATACCCACGCATGGATCATTCGTGGTGATCAGGCCGGGAGCACGGTCAAGATCATCGAAGCCGACGGCAGCGAGACAGAGCGTGCGTCATCGGCGCAGACGTGGACGCCGACGACTGAGTACGACATCCACATCGACGCCGACGATGAAGACATCACGGTCATTGTGGACGGCGTGTCCGTGGATACGTATGGGTCGGCGGCAAGCAATAAGACGGTCGCGGGAACGAAGGTTGCGGGCTTTGCGTCTGGTGCCGAATTCAACGCCTGGCCGAACTACCCCGATCTTCCGGGAGCACTCAAATGAGTATCTTGAAGATGTGGGCGATCTCACGGGTGATCGGTGATGGTACACCGGGAACGAACCCGTATAGACCGGCGTTGAGCGACGACTTCCCTGAGATCGAGTGGCGGGACATCTTAGTTGCTGCACCGCCGTATGTCCCCCCCGTTGCGATCTCACGCACCATCAACGACGACGTGACAGGCGTGGCGATCCACCAGGCGGCACGGAGCCTGATCCTCGCGGCACAGGAGGACATCGGCGACGAATGGGTTGACTACACCCGCAGCGGTAACAACTGGGGGCCAGATCAGCCATTTTTCGCTACACACTGGACGCAGATTCGTGATGGTCTGGTTCAGCTCGGCATGGACGCCGACGACATCGACGGGTGGCGTAGTAACCATCCTAACGCTACCCGGCGTGAGTTCTACGGTGCCTTGTTGAACTTCATTAAGCGGCAGGAGAACTAAATGGAACAAGAGCGCCTCGACGCAACCTCACGCGACACGATCGACATCATTCAAGATGAGATAGAGGCATTTCACCGCAGAATGGAGAAGTGGCACGAGCGCGGAGACAGGTGCATCAGTCTCTACCGCGGAGAGGGCGACGGCGTCAACAACGACAGTGACAGATTCAAGATTCTCTGGGCAGTGACAGAGATGCAGCGTCCGGCGCTCTACACTGGCGGGGCGAAGGCCGACGTGCGGCGCCGCTTCCTCGACAAAGACCCGATTGCGCGTCTCTCGTCCGAGATCCTCGAGCGCGCAACTCAGTGCGCCATGGACTACGAGGAGCACGAATTCGATATGTCCATGGACCGCGCGGTTTCGGACTACGCAGTCCCCGGCCGCGGTCAGGTTCGAGTTGTCTACAATGCAGAGTTCGAGCCGACGCGCATCCCAGTGAGTCGTGATGAGGCTACGGCCGCGGAGATCGCCGGAGAGGGCGAAGACATCAAGTCCGACGTGCAGGGCCTCTACCGCGACGGGCCGGAGAAGAAGGTATCCGAGGAAGCATTCATCGAGCATGTCAACTGGCGAGACTACGCGCATTCTGACGGCTCGCGCTGGGAGGACGTGTGGTGGAACGCATTCGGATCGTGGTTGACGGAGGAAGACCTCACTGAGCAGTTTGGCGAGGACATCGCGGAGAAGGTTCCGCTCGCGAGGGATGTACAGGACCAACACGGCAAGATCAACTACCTGGGGTACGAGGCGGGCCGGCAGGAGTTCGCTCGCGTCTGGGAGTTTTGGTCGAAGCGTACCGGGAAAGTATATAAGGTCGCCCCGGGGTGCCCGGTGTTTCTCGAGGAGCCGCTGGACGACCCGTACGGTGTAACCGGGTTCTTCCCGTGCCCGCCACCGCTCGATATGATCGACACAACTAGCTCACTCGAGCCAATCCCAGAGTACAAGATGTACGAAGATCACGCCATGGAGGCGAACCGCCTTACTGGTAGGATCGACAGGCTCGTGCAGTCGATCGTTGCGCGCGGGATCTACGACTCGGCGCATGCAGACTCAATTGGGAAGCTGTTCGATGCCGACGAGAACAAGCTCATCGGAGACTCAAACTTCAATAGCGTGATCGCCAACGGTGGAGTTGAAAACGCAATCCTCTGGGCGCCGAACGCGGCGACGGCGGACGTGCTCGCCAAGCTGGTGATTCAGCGTCAGACAAACATGGAGCTCATTTACGAGATCGTCGGTATCGCCGACATCATGCGGGGTGTGACGAACCCCCGCGAGGCGTACAAGTCACAAGAGCTCAAGATGCAGGTTGCATCCGGGTCGTCATCGCGTATGCGCCGCAAGCAGAAGCGCGTGGAGCGGTTCGTTCGCGACTCAATCCGCATCCTCGGAGAGGTCATCGGCGAGCTCTACGATCTCGAGACCATCGTCATGTCGAGTGGCATGCAGGACAAGCCACCGCAGGAAGTGCAGGCGGCGGCGGAGCTCCTAAAGAACGATCGCATGCGGAAGTACAAGATTGACGTTGAGAGCGACACGACGGTTGCACCGGATGACTCCCTGCGGAAACAAGACCTCATGGAGTTCATGGGCGCTCTGACCAACTTCATGTCGAGCGGGATACAGGCGGCAGAGGCCGGCGCCATGCCGAAGGAAGTCGTCGGCGAGCTCATCATGTTCGCTGTCAGACGATTCAAGGCCGGTAGGGAGCTCGAGGGCAAGATCGAGGAGGCATTCCAGGGCCAGCAGCAAGAAAAGGGTCCGTCTCCAGAGGAGCAGGCAGCGCAGCAGAAGGCACAGCTCGAACAGGCGAAATTACAGCTCAAGCAGAAAGAGCTTGAGATGAAGATGCAGGAGATTGCTCAGAAGCTCCAGCTTCAGGCGATGGAGCTCGAGCAAGACGGTCAGATCGAGATGGCGAAGTTGGCACAGAAGCAGCGTAGCGACATCATGAACATGATGACCGTGATGATTAACGCCCAGGGAGGCAAAAAGGATGACTAGCGTCTATGTTTACGACAAAAATCAACACAGGGTAGTCCCAATGGATGAGCGGACTGACGACAGCATCACGCCGAGGGGCATGAATAATGAGGGTTGCCCGAACATAATCATGGACATCGAGCCGTACCGAGGTGTCGGCTTCCCCGATGCACCAATGGTGACAACGCGCTCGCAGCACCGCGAGCTCCTGAAGCGACATAACAAGATCGAGGTTGGAAACGAAATGTCAACAACCATGCGGGAAAAGATCCGCGAGAACAAGGAACGGGGATTAGAAAATGCCGGATAATGAACAGACAATGAAAGATGCGATTGAGGAGACTTACGACTCCATTGATGAGAAAATCAAGGAGGAGGAGGAGGTCGTCGAGGAAGTAGTCGAAGAGGTGGTCGACGACAAGGAAGAGGAAGAGGCCGAGAAAGAGGTCAGCGACGAGCAGAAGGCCGCGGCAGAAGAGGCCGAGAAAGAGATTGACGAGTCTGACGAGGCAGAGAGCACAGAGGACGGCGCCGAGAAGCTCGAGCCGCTGGCGCACTGGCTCAAGGAGGACAAGGAAAACTTCGAGAGACTCGATCCGGTGGCTCAGGAGTTTATTATCAGGCGCGACAAGGACTTCCAGCGGGTTGCGAACGCCAAGATGCAGGAGACAGCGGAGCTCAGCCGCTCGCTCGAACCACTCCGGCAGGAGCTCTCGATGTCCGGCATCTCAGATGCTCAGGCAGTGCGGACCCTCGTGGGAGCTCACCTGAGCCTCAAGGAAAAACCAAAAGAATCAATACAGTACCTCATGAACCAGTACGGGCTCTCAGCGGAGGAGCTGTTTTCAGAGGAAGGTACGCCGACGAACACAGTTGAATCTCAGCGCATTGCTGAGTTGGAGAACAAGGCAACCATGATGGAGAGGACGTATGCCGCCGAGCAGCAAGCCGGCGTCAATGCGAGCCTCGAGTCATTCAGGGGACAGGCCGAGTTCTTCGACGATGTAATGCCAGAGATGATCGAGCTGACGTACGCGGCGCGCGCACAGTTCCCTGACCAGACCCCAGATATAAAAGCCATCTACGAAAAGGCTTGCTGGAGTAACGGACCAATCAGGGAGAAGCTGGTAGCGAGACAGGCAGCAGACGACGGTAAAACGACCGCTACTGAGAGGTCCATGCGGGCCTCGAAGGCGAAGGTCCACTCAACTCCAGTCGCAAAGAAGGTTGGAGAAAAGAAGCCGGAGTCGCTGGCAGATTCGCTAGGAGCTAATTGGGACGCACAGGAAAAACTTGAAACGACAGGAACAGCACTTTAGGGGGTGCCATGGCTTCACCGAATCTTTCTGAAATCATCACCACTACCCTGCGGCAGCGAAGCGGCGAGCTTGCGGACAACGTGTCCAAGAGTAACGCCCTTCTCGCGCGCCTGTCTTCCAAGGGTAATGTTCGCACCGCACCCGGCGGACGGACGATCGTCGAGGAGCTGGAGTACGCCGAGAACGCGACGTTCAAGTACTACAGCGGCTACGAGGAACTCGACATCAATCCTTCCGACGTGATGACGGCCGCGGAATACAATTGGAAGCAGGCCGCAGTAGTGGTCACCGCGAGTGGTCTCGAGGCCGAGGTTCAAAACACCGGCAAAGAGGCTATTATCAACTTGGTCGAGAAGCGCATCAAGAACGCTTATCGCACCATGAAAAACAACATTTCCACCGGGATCTACTCGGATGGAACCGGCTCTGGCTCGAAGCAGATCACCGGACTCCAGGCGCAGCTCGCGAACGTCCCCGCTACGGGGACCGTTGGTGGGATTAACCGTGCGAACTGGACGTTCTGGCGCAATCAGGTGGTGTCGAATGGCACCATGGACGCGACAGTGATCCAGGGCTACATGCAGACCTTGTACATCAAGTGTACTCGTGGTGCAGACAAGCCCGATCTCATCACCGCTGATGCGGCGATGTACGCATTCTACTGGGACGCCCTCCAGGCGATCCAGCGCATCAACACAGATACCGGAACGGGACGACAGGGTTGGGAAACTCTCGCGTTCTTGGGTGCGGATGTCATCTATGATGGTGACTCTGGACACCAAGCGAACACGATGTATTTCGTCAACTCCGACTTCTTGTTCTTCCGTCCGCACTCCAACCGCAACTTCGTCGCTCTCGAGAAGCGAAATGCGGTCAACCAGGATGCCTTTGTGGTGCCGATTGTGTTCGCTGGTAACCTTACCATGTCGAATGCTTCGCTCCAGGGCGTCCTCTTCAAGAGCTAGGAGGTAGAATTATGGCTATTGCTAGTGGTTGGAAAACCATCAGTGGCCCGATGGGCGCCGCAATGGCGCAAGTCGACAGTTCTGCCGTGTTCCGTACCGGCGCCACAGAGGCGTGCGCTGCGTACTGGAATGCCAGTTCTTCGGCTGTTACTCACTACGGCAAGTTTCGCTATGTGACCGGGGTTGCTTCATGCGTCGCCGGTAGCTGGCTTGCCCTCAATCCCGACACCACCGTCGTTGCACTCCTTGCGGACGCACACCGAGGCGGTGTTGCCGTAGCGGTCTCGGCACTCGAAGCCAGTTCGTATGGCTGGGTGCAGTTCCAGGGCAAGGGCATTGGCCTTATCGAAGAGTCGACTGGTGACAATGCTGCGCTTTTTGCTACGACCACGGCGGGTGAGGCCGGTCCTACTGGATCGGGCCTGACCGAAATCTTTGGTGCTCGTGCTGCGGCTGCCTCCGGCACCAGTAGCGCCGCCACCAACACTGACGTAGAGCTCAACTATCCGGTTTGCACTTCGGTGGAGCCGGCGTAGATTTTCATAAACCAGGGTGCGCCGGAGCCTCGGCTCCGGCCACCCGCCACTTTTGAAAGGATCGCAAAATGGGTCTCGATTTAGACATAATGAAATTGGCTCGTACCCACGTGGATTCGAGCGACGGGTGTTACGCTATTTTCCACCACGAGACGTGCGAAAACCTGGAGCAGTCAGAAATCGCCGGCACGCCAGTATACGAAGCGGTCCAGTTCGTCGAGATCATCGCCCCGGGTAATGATAAAGAGATCGTAGACCGCAAGGTCAAGGAGTCCGACAAGCTACGCTGGCCGGAGCAGTGGAGGAGATTTCTGGAGGGGGTTGAGGAGCCGGATTTTGACGGCCTCCCGGTTACGGAGTGGCCGCAGATCAACAACGCCCTCGCTCGCACGCTGCACGAGGCAAAGATTTACACGGTCGAGCAGCTCGCAGAGGTCGCCGACGTGAACCTCCAGACACTCGGCCCGGGCATGTCCGGGTTGAAGGTCAAGGCTGTGGCGTGGGTGAAGTTGAAGAACAAGGAAATAAGCGTCACGAAAGTCAGGGCAGAGCTCAAGGAAGGCCGCGAGGAGATCGAGAAGCTCAAGGAGATGGGCGAGGCGCTGAAGGCGCAGATTAAACTCCTCCAGCCACACACAGACGAGATACCAGCAGAGCCGGAGAAGCCGAAGCCGAAGCCGAAGAAGCGCGGGAGACCCAAGGGGAGCACTAACAAATGAGTTTAACGGTCCTTCAGATCGGTCAGTACCTATCCGTCGAGGTTGGTATTCCGAAGCAGAATAACCTCATCGGCAGCAGCAACCAAGACGCACAAAAAATACTGTTGGCGATCAGAGATGGTGTGTTCATTGACGTGTACAGGGATCGTGACTGGGAGATGCTCAGAAAACCCTACGATATTTCACTCATTGGTGATGGAGTAACCACGTACGCGCTGCCGAGTGATTTCGATCGCATCATCAACGATACGATATGGGATGGCACGAACTTCCGTTCTGTAGAGGGGCCAGTTGACCTCCCCATGTGGCAGCAGTACAACAAGGGACTCCACCGGCTCACAGGGCTCCAGCAGATTTGTAAGATCCTCGGGGATCAGGAGAACAACGTTAAGGTTCTGTCATTCTACCCAGACAACACGGCTGATATTGATGTGTCGTTCTGGTACATCAACAACAAGATTATCATGGGGGCGGGTGGGTTACCACAGGTCGACATTACGAGCGACGCAGACACGTTCCTGGTAGACGACAAGGTGGTCCGGGCCGCGGCACGCTGGCGGATGTTTCGGATGATGGGCATGGACTTCTCGGACGAGCGCGACGAGTATTTCGCCCTCATCGACGACTTCGCAGCGAACGACTCGGGTGCGAAGACGATCGACACGAGGAAGTTCAGGCCGTTCCACTACGTCAACATTCCAGAGAGCGGATACGGGAGTTAGAGCATATGCCTCGACACCGTCGACATCGTCAAGTTCAGAAGCGTCAAATGCGAGGGCGGAAGGCACAACCGTTCGCGCATATTGAAGCGCCGACCGGCGGATGGAACACGCGCGACTCTGAGGACAACATCGCGCCGACAGACGCGCTCGAGTTCGACAACTGGTGGCCTGACATCGGCGAGGTGCGGACGCGCCCTGGGTACACTGAGCACTCGAGCACAGCAGACGTGACGACCGGGGAAAACCTCGCAGAGAACGGCGGGTTCGAGGATGCGGGCGGCGGCGGAGCCGATATTTTTGCTAACTGGACCGAGACCAACACAAACGGGACAATCGAACAGTCCGACGACTACAAGAAGGCAGGCGACTACTCGTGTGGTCTTTCGCTCAAGACCGATGTTGGTGGGAACTACGCCCAGGTGGCTCAGGACATCGTCACAGACGCAGAGACAGTGTACAGGATGAAATTCTGGTCTGTGGTAGTCGACCCAATCCCCGTGCACACATACGGTCACCAGTACAGGGTGTACGACAATACCGGGTCGGCTGACATCGTGGCCTGGACGGAAGTGACCCCGTATGGAACAGAGTTCATTCTTACAGAGGTCGTGTTCACAACTCCCGAATCGTGCGTCTCTGTTGAGATCGCGTTCAAAACCGGAGCGTTTGTGGATTCGACTGTCACGGCGTACATCGACGTTGTGTCGGTCTACGAGCTCGGTCACACACCGGGCAGTGTTGAGACTCTCGTAGAGTACATTTCCGGCTCTGACAGGCAGATGCTCTGTGCTGACAACGGTGAGATATTCGATGTCTCCACATCGTCACCGGAGCTGTTATCGGCAGGTGGGGGCGAAACGTACGATAACGACCGCTGGCAGGAAGTGAACTTCGATGGCTGGCTCGGGATGGTAAACGGCGCCGAAAGCGTGAAGTGGGACGGCACCGACCTGTCGGCACTGGAAATCCTCGAGGATGACGGCGAAACACCACTGACACCGATCGGGTGCTCAGTTTTTAAGAACAGAACATGGTTCTGGGAAGCGGATGAGCAGGACGTGTGGTACTCGGCACTGAACGCGCTGGGTGGAACATGCGACAGCTTCCCACTCTCCCGCGTCGGTCAGTTCGGCGGCAACCTTGTTCTCATGGAATCTTGGACTCGTGACGGCGGGTCCGGTCCCGACGATTTTGCGGTCTTCGTCATGAGCTCCGGCGAGGCTATCGTCTACCAGGGATCTTACCCTGGTGCAGCAGGTGACTGGGCGCTCGTCGGGATTTATAACATCGGGGAACCGATGGGATATAGATCCGCCGTCAAGTTTGGCGGCGACCTCTTCATCATTACGAAGCTGGACATTGTGAAAATGTCAGAGGTCGTCGCCGGCATCGAGGCACGGCAGATGGAGACCAAGATCGTCGGAGCGCACAGGACGGCCGTGAGGCTCTACGGGGACAACTGGGGCTGGGAAGCGCAGATGTACCCACGCGGGCACATGGGGATCTTCAACGTCCCGGCGAAGGAGAACGACACCATCGAGCAGCACGTCCAGAACACCATCACGGGCGCCTGGGCGCGGTTCAGGGGCATTACGGCAAACACATGGTGCATCTTCAACGGCGCAATCTACTTCGCGGCGAACGACGGGAAAATCTACGAGTTTGACAGCGGGGAGATCGACTCAGACGATCAGATCGAATCAACGTTCCAGACCGCTTGGCTCGCCATCGGAGGAGCCGGGGCTGAGAAGCTGTTCAAGATGGTGCGTGAGGCGTACAAGACCAACACCGACATCACAGTATCAAACTTCTTCGCCACGGACTACAGGGCATTTTCGGCTCAGCCGTTCCCAGTGCCAGTGGACGAGGCAGGCGCGCTCTGGGACGTGTCTGCGTGGGACACGACGCCGTGGGCTGCCGGCGACACAATCTACCACGAGTGGGGCTCCATCGGAGCGTACGGTGAGGTCATCAGCATGCGGAAGCGCCTGAGCACAAAACAACGTGTCACGTTTCTCGGGTCGTCATGGCTAGTTGAGATAGGAGCAAGATTATGAGACTGGTGCTCCCGAGAGACCCGGCGGAGTCGTGGGAATTCGCCGATTGGCTCGCGCGCAAGCACGGGGAGAAGGAGTGGCCGCGCGATACGGCCGAGGTCTACGGTTACGGACTGAAGTCGGGTGACAACGTGATGGTAGCGTGCGTGATCCAGAGCTTCCATGCTGAAGGCAGCTTTCTGGCGAGCATGTTTGCTGACGGGCCGTCCGTGATGAGGCACAGGCACCTGTGTGAGGAAGCAATCAGAATCCCGTTCACGGGGTTATTCAATGCGCGCAGGGTGTCGCTGATCCTGAAAGAGACCGACGCGCGCACGATAAAGGTAGCGGAGCTATTTGGATTTGAAAAAGAGGGTTTGCTAAGGGACCACTTCGGAACCTGCCATGGCGTCCTCCTTGGTTTAACTAAAGATCGTACAAGGATGGTGAGCATATGTGCATGAGCGGTGGTGGCGGTGGGAATACAAGTGTCAACGACCCGTATGGCGGTCAGCGGTGGGGCGACGGAAACACAGGTGGCGGGTACGGACCACGGGGGGGCTTTAGCCCATTTGGAGGATTCGGAGGCGGAAATGGCGGAATGGGTGGGTTCGGTAATGCCAACGCCGGTAGCTGGGGCAGACCGCAGCCCTCATTCGGAGGTCAGGCCGGGACGGGCACGGGTGGATTTGGTAATGCCAACGCCGGTAGCTGGGGCAGACCGCAGCCCTCATGGGGCCTCGGTGGCCTCGGTGGCTGGAACGCTGGTGGCGGACCCAACAGAGAATCCCCCCAGGGGCCAATAATGGGGATTCAGACAGCCGAGAGTATGTACAAAGACCCCAATGGCCTGAGCTTCATGGACAGGATGAACAATTACTGGGGCAACCAAAACAACCAGATGCCAGAAAAACCATCTAGTTACAACGGCAGCTACAATCAGATCCCAGGCGGGCAGTCAACGATGATCCCTGGTGGTGGTGCGACCGACCCCGCGCAGGGCGGATACGGCGGACAGGGCTTCAACCCCTACGCATACGGCGGGAGAGGCAGACAAAATGACGGGAACCAGCGGGGTAACGGCGGACTCATGAGGCTCATGCAAGCGATGCGCTTCAGGCCCCCGCCAAACATGCAGGCGCTCGGAACTCATAACTACTCTGGCGGATCGTAATGTGCTTCGGCAGCGGCAACGTCAACTTCCCTGACCCGAACGAGGTCGGGGCCGCGCAATTCGCGTGGAATAACTTTAATCAGGTGACCCCGTATGGTGGCATGAACTTCACACCACCGACGTTTGACGAGAACGGAAATCCGACAGCGGCCGGGACCATGGAGCAGTGGCAGACGCCCGAGATGCAGGAAATGCAGGAGCAGATGTTCGGGCTCCGCACAGGCTCGATGGATATGCTCTCTCAGCTCCTCGGCGGCGGTGGAGGTGGCGGAGGCTTCGGAGGCTTCAACTTCGGCGGCGGCGGAGGCGCACCGCCAACAAATCCATGGGCACCACCCCCGGTGGCTGGTGGAGGCGGGGGGTCGGACCCACCCGAGTACTACCCAGAGGCAAATATAATGGGAGGCGGAGGGGGCGGCGGACCCACCGGACCAACCGGAACGCCGATGCCCGATCCAGGCGGACCCCCAGTGTCAAATCCAGACACCCCACCGTGGCAGTTCGGAGACTACGGCGGCTCATTCACAGCTCAGGGCGACGAGCGACTGAACCCAATGTTCTTCTCGAGCAACGCGCCGGCAATACGAGACCACTACAACATGGCCTCGCTGCCGGGACTCCTTGGACGAGACGACCTCATCGGAGAGCGCGGGCGCATCACACAGGGCAAGTTCGATATCCTCAAGGGACTGCTTGACCCAGTGTACGAAAATCAGGACACTGCGCTCGCTCAGGAGTACGCAAACCGCGGCATGCCGGTTGGATCAGAGGAATTCGATCAGCGGCGTGGCGAGCTCGCAGACGCGCAGAATAGAGGCTACGAGAGCGCGGCCCTCCAGGCAGACCAGGCGGGTCAGAAGGAGATGCTCGCACTCGCAGGCCTGAGCGCACAACAACGCGGTCAGATATTCGGCGAGCAGGGACAGCAAATTAGCGTAGGCAATCAGGCACGAGGACAGGCGTTCGGCGAGCAAATGGGAGTGCGCCAGGCGCTCATGGGCGACATAATGGGCATCGGCGGACAGCAGTTCCAGCAGCTCGCGAGCATTCTCGGGCTGTCACAACCGCCTGGAGCGGGCGGCGACCTGAGTCAGTTCTACGGACCAGGCCCGGTCGATATGATGAGCGCATACGGGCAGAACATGCAGGGTCAGATGTACAACGCCGGCAACCAGATCGGCGGCGCAGACCTCTTCAGCGGGCTCCTCGGGCTTGGCGGACAGCTCGGCGGCGCCTACCTCGGGAGGTAACAAATGGGCAGAGCAGGAGACAATTTCCTTCGTGCGATGCTCATAGCGGGCAATTCTATAGCAGGCGGCATCGAGAAGCGGGGCGCCAGGAAGAAAATGGAGAAGCTGTCGGAGGAACTGTTTCCTGACAAGGAAGTGCCGGAGGTATTCTCTGACAATCAGGCAGCACTAGCGAAGACGATCGGCAGCATGGGCCCACCCGGCATGGGCGCCATGCAGGGCGTGCAAATGCCGGCGATGCAAGGCGCGCAGAGGGCAGCGGCGGGGCAGGCCGAGGGGCAGAACGCGCAGATGGCGAAGCTCCGTGCGTTGATGACGAGCGGCAACCCGATGGCACAGAAGGGGGCCATGAGCGTTGGCATGTCAGGAATGATGCCGAAGAAGCCGCTTGTGCTCGGGGGCGGAGTGTATCGTGACGAGCAGGGCAATATCCACCACGAGGCGGCAGAGAAACCACTCGAGTTCAAGCCGGGGCACACGTATGAGTTAGAAATGCCTGACGGAACCAAGAAGAATTGGACGGCTCCGAAGTCGGAGACCGGCGGCACATGGGGCATGACTCCGGTTGCGACCGATCAGAAGGACGCCCGTGGGAACGTGCTTTATCAGGACTATCTCAGAAATAATAAATCAGGCACTCTCGGAGAGCCGCAGGGCGCACTCCATCCCAAGGGCCAGGGAGTCACGATCAACACCGGAGACCAGGGTAGGAAGCTGACGAAAACCTCACTCAGTAAGGTTCAGGCAGAGATCATCGACCTCTCAAAGTCGAGAGAGCGTGTTAGCGCAGCCTGGGACAACTACGATGCGAAGTTCCTCACCTTCCCAGACAAGGGATGGCGTGGATTCCAGAGCCTTGTTGATAAGAGTGGGTACGAAGTCTTCACAGGTAATAAGGCATTCTCCGACGAGTCATGGGGAGAGTACGAGAAATCGAAGATGTTCATGCAGGATGTGTGGTCGGCCGTGAACGCACACATTAAACATATCACTGGCGCGCAGATGAGCGAGCGAGAGGTTCCGCGTATCCTGAAGTCAATCGCCCACACATCGGACAGCCCGCACGCATTCGAGGCGAAGATGCGGCGGTTCGACGAACTGGCGGACAGGACACACGAGCGCATGATTGGCTATCTCAACGCAGGGGAGCTCCCTGATGGGTATCACACAATCGCCGCAGAAGAATACGGGAAGCTGACAAAAGAGGGGGCGTACACAGACGACGACGCGAGGACTCTTGCGCGAAGAAAGGCGGCGCAGCAGTGGGCAGCCGATGAGATCAAGACGGGTGGCTATGCAATAGCCGGGATTGTAGAAGACGAGTTTACTGACGATCCATTCGGCGAGCCGGAGCCGACAGATGGCTGAAAAGAATTCAACCAATAAGCTCTACTTTGACAACGGGATGTCAATCCCGGTGGCGCCGGGAGACCTCCACAATGAGCGTCACCTCCAGTGGTTCGTCAAGAAGTACGAGGACGAGAACGGTGCACAGCTCGTACAGTCCGACATTGACGGCTACCCAGACCTCGCAGACAAGCTCGTGGCTCCGCTGACGGAGCTCGGTATCGGTGGGCCGCTCATGGAGGGTGGCAAGCCGAGCATCAAGAACATGGCAGGCAACATGCTGGCGAATCAGCTCACTGGTGGCGGTGGCGGCATGTTCCAGCGCATTCAAGAGCCGAAGTTCAAGGCATCACAAATAAGATCCATTACTGATCTGGCTGGCGATATATCCGGGCCGACGGCGGCGGCCGCAGCATTCAACAAGGCAACGGCGGCGGCTCCGCTCTCGCCATCCATGCGACTCGGTGGTTCCGTCCTCGCGGCCGGGGGCGGGGGGCTCTTGGCAAACATGGGCATGGACAAGCTCCAGACAGCCATGGGCGTTCGGCCTAAAATAGAAGACCCATTACATGTATTTGCTCGAGAAGCAATCATGGAAGGTATTGGCCGTGGTTTCTTCGGAGGGCTCCGACGGTTCGGCCGCTGGGCTCGAGTCGGAGGCAGGGTGCCGGAGCCGGAGGTTGTGGCGAAGCGGGCGGCAGAGTGGCTCGACCTCAAAATCAAGCCGCGTGTGTTCCAGGTGCTTGACCGTGGCGGGCTCGGGGATGCCATGACGAAGTGGATGGGGAGAAACCCGCTCACGTCGGCCAGGTACTACGAAATGATGGATGAGCAGTTTGAGACAGCAGCGAAGGCACTCGTCAAGGACACAGAGGTCGCCATAGAAGGGGTCATGAGAACTCCGACGGCGACAACCGCGGGGCAGGCTACTGAGTACGGCATGAACAGGTTCACATCGAACCTCTTGTCCACCTGGGAGACCATCGACGATGCGGTGTGGGCCCGGATGCCGGCTGGCAAAGAAGCCGTGATGCCGGTGACCGAGACCATGGCGTTCCTCGGAGATGCAGGGAGCAACCATTGGTTGTTCCGGCACGTTGGGAGTCCGAAGATCCGCGCGCTGGCGAACGCATTCAACAAGAACCTTGTCGATCCGATCCAGGTGGCGACCCCACAGGGTCTCCAGGTGGCACTCCATAACGTCAAGGAGATGCCGATCGCGGATGTCAGGAAGTTCAGAACGGCAATTGGCAAGATGATCGCCGACTGGGAGCCGGGTGCGAAGTACACAGTTGACGAAATGAAGAAGCTGCACAGCAAGCTCGGGAACGACGTAACGGCAGCGATCAATAAACAGGGCGGGCCGGATGCTCTGAAAATCCACGAGGCAAATAACGAGTATTGGAGCTCGAATATGAGGAATCAGGAGACGTTAATGAAAAGCATCGTCAACTCTCTTGGCGCCGACCCGGCGAAGGCGTGGAGCTCGGTCAAGAACGCAGTCAAGGGTAACCAGTACAAGACAGTGAATGAGCTCATGGAGCGGCTCGGTGAGGGATCTGACGAGTGGAAGCACGTTCGCAACATGATCGTCCGCTCTAACGTCACACCGAGCACTCCGCTCCCGGGGAGACCAATGTTCCCAGACGCTTACGTTGCATTCAGGAACACCATGGAGCGGGACATGACGGACCTCGTGTTCGGCAAGTCCGGCAAGTTCCGTGAGCACTGGGACAACGTCTACAAGCTGGCGGAGAGTCTCAAACGGCAGGAGCCCGAGTCCTTCGCACGCTTCACACTGACCGAGATGGCAGGCCCGACCGCGGCCCTCGGCGCCGCTGGTGGGCTCCAGGGTATGTCCTCTGACAGCCCGTACAAGGGGGCGGCGATCGGTGCACTCTTCGGGGTGGGGCTCTCGGTGATGACGGGCAAGGCTGCGTGGAGGCTACTGATGAGCGAGAGCTACGTCAAGGCCCTCCAGAGGACAATAAACGAGCCGCTCGTGTCCATCCCGGCGAACATCATTCGCATCGGAGCGATCTATCCGTCGCTCGATCTCGCTGAGAAAGAGGCACTGATGGAGTTCTTCGGCACGATCACGGCAATGACTGAACCCGGTGGGCGTGGCAAACAGCAACCCCCAGTTGGTCAACAAATGATGAACAGGCCAGGGCTCGGACTGATCCCGCCTGTACGAGCAGGAGGAAGATAATGGCAGGTGGATGGGACGGATCAGGTAATTTCACACGAGCGTTCAAGTGGGTCGACGAGCGCGACGCCGGCAACAATATCGACGCGCCGGATTTTGACGAGGAGAACGACGCATTCGCTGCCGGCATCAATGCGTGCATCGCCAAGAACGGTGAGAACACCGCGACTGGCGATCTCCCGATGGGGGGCAACATTCACACGGGTGTCGGTGACGCAACTGCGCTGACGCACTACGCAGCGGCGGGACAGGTGCAGAAGAATGTTCTCTGTTCAGGCGGGTTAAGTGGTGGCTCTGCGAATGCCCAGACAATCACGCTGGCCCCGGTGCCGATCGCGCTTTCACTCGGGATGACGGTGACGTTCACAGCACAGTTCACAAACACGGGCGCATGCACGCTGGACGTGAACGGTCTCGGGGCGGACAACATCCAGCGACACGGGAGCAACCTCGCTGGTGGTGAGATCATTTCAGGAAGAACGTACACGATGGTCGCTGACGGAGGAATCGGTACAACCTGGAGGATGATAAACGATATTCAGATGGGATGTCAGGTGGTCCGATCGGCCAATCAGGCTGTCGCTCATGGAGCAACTGGGGAAATAGCGTGGGATGTAGAGCAGTACGATCCTGACTCAATGATAACTGTGACATCGACTGATATAGCACTAAAAGTAAACGGCCTCTGGCTCTTGACATGCAATATGACAATAAGCTCGGCGACGTTCAATACACTTAGTAGAGCATGGTTTGATGACAGCCTGTCTAATGAGTGGGGCAAAATTTGGTTTGGAGCAGACGGGGAGACAAACTTTTCTGTAATGACAGTCGTGCCAGTGTTAGCCATAGATACAACTGCCTCGCTCAGGTATTACAACAACTCGGGCTCATCGCAGAATGTGACCGGACGTATGAGCGCGGTGTTCGTGAGGTAGCATGACTACACAAATCAGAGCAAAAGGGAGAAAACAATGGGAAGTTTAAGTGATGGCGTTCTGGATGCAGCTCTTCAGTACATCGAGGACGGCGTCGAAAATCTGTATATCACCAGCGCCGAGGCGACGACTTACGCCGAGGCACAGAGCACCTACAAGCTCGGAACCAAGGAGTCACCGGGGATCACCGGACCTGGAGCTGGCGACGTATCCGGTCGCAAAACCACGGTCGATGCGATCACCGACGGCGTGGTCGATGCCACCGACGATGCGACTCACTGGGCGCTGACCGACAACTCGGAGAGCGAGTTGCTGGCCGCCGGTGCGCTCTCATCTTCGGAGAGCGTGACACAGGGGAACGTCTTCACGCTCACCGAGTTTGACATCGAGATTCCTGATCCGTCGTAGGGGCTGACCCGTGGCTACTAACCTGTGGGAAAACCCATCGCTTGAGAGCGGGGTTGACGATTGGAACAATTACGTCTTCGGGGTCGTTTCTCAAAGTAGTACAGAGGCTTGGGATCAAACCAATTCTCTCCGGATTGCGGTTGCTGCCAGAGCCGGTATCCAGGGTGGAACCAGTGATGTAAAGTATGTGGTTGAAGAGTCAACTCAGTACACGATCAGCGCGTATATTTTCACCACGGACGCGACCTATGTCATCAATTTCAGAGCCTACGACCAAGACAGCAATTTACTCGGTGCAGTCGGCACGACAACCTATGACGCCGATACCTGGACCCGGATCGACTTCACTGTTACGATGGGAGCTGGTGACACCGGGATAAAACTACAACTATTAAAGGACTCCGCAGACGTTTCGGCTGGCTATATCTACTGTGACGGTATCATGCTTGAGACCGGGGCGTCGGCCTCGGAGTGGGTAGACTACGAGGCCGGCGACACTGACGAGCTTACCGCCAACGACCTCACCGCTGGCACGCCAACGCTCGAGACTCCCGCAATCGGCCAGAAGCATGTCCTAACAGCGAGCGACCTCACCGCTGGCACGCCGACGCTCGAGACGCCCACCATCGGCCAAAAGCACGCGCTCACCGCGAGTGATCTGACGGCAGGAACGCCAACGCTGGGAACGCCGGAGGTCGAGGACGTGGACGACATTGACGTTCTCACGGCCTCGGATCTCACGAGCGGAACGCCAACGCTCGCCACACCAACGATCGGGCAAACGCACGTTCTCACCGCCGGTGGTTTGACAGCGGGAACTCCGACGCTGGGAGCCCCGGAGCTGGATGCGGATGAGATTGATGCGGGTGAAGGTGAAGGCAGTATAACCCTCAGAGATGACTACGAGCACTGGGCGCGATCCTTCCCGCGGCGGATGGGGCAGGGCTGGGGTGACTTCCTTGACAGGATCAAGGACGGTACGATTGACGACACGATGTGGGATGATGTTCGAGTTGCGGCACAGGCTACGAGACCCGGCTCATCGTCACCGACATGGAGCGCGTTCGTCGGGGCCGCACACACTTGGTTATTCGCGAACGCCCAAAGTAACTACGTTGAGTTTAACGCGCAGATCCCGCACACCTATAAAGAAGGCACGGACATCTACCCGCATGTTCATTGGGGTCCGTCCAACACATCCGCCGGTAACGTTGTTTGGCGGCTTGATTACACATGGGCGGACATCGGTGGATCATTCCCAAACACAACCGCGATCACGGTGACAGACGCGGCCGATCTAACCACAAGGAAGCACCAAGTCGCGGAGTTCAGTGCGATAGATGGAACCGGGAAGGGCATCTCGTCGATGCTCATTTGCAAGCTCACAAGACTCGGGAGCGACGAAGGTGACACGTATACCTCGGGCGCTTGGTTTTACGAATTTGACTTCCACATTGAAATGAATTCTCTAGGTTCAGACGAGGAGTATGTGAAATGACAAATGGCAGCTCGAGCTTTGACCGGAGGTTCCTCTGGATTCTCACCGTTTGCGCGATACTGTTTGGTGCTGCCGCGGCATTTGAGGCACGGATTGACTACTCGGTCAGAAACGAGATGCAGGAACGGAAGGACGCGGACACCCGCATCGAGGAGAGGCTGGACAAGAACATGTCAGACATCCGGCAAGAGCTCAGGGAGCTCAACAGTTACCTGCGTGAGACACGATAATGCTAGTACCATCCAAGATCATCCTGCACTGTTCAGCCACGAAGGATACCGGGTCACAGTCATGGGAGGCCATCCGGCGCTACCACATGGACCGCAGGGGTTGGCGCGACATTGGTTATCATTACGGAATTGAATATGTCGGTGACACCGTGCAGCTCCTCCGTGGGCGCCCCTGGTTTGAGAAGGGGGCGCACTGCAAAGCAGCCGGGCGTAACTTCGATTCACTCGGCGTTTGTATTGTTGGTGAGTTCGAGGAGCCGCCACCACAGGACATCTACGAGGCCACGGTGCGCGTGCTCTCGCTGCTGTGTTTCACGTTCTGGGTGCCACCGGACGATGTATTCGGTCACTGCGAGTTCGAGAGATACAAGACGTGTCCCGGCGCCGGCTGGGATCTCGATAAACTGCGTGCGGACATCCGTGCGCTCTGGAGTGGTAACTCGCCGAATCAGGCAAGTTACTGCATTGGAGGACTACCATGAAACGACCGATTGTATTGTTATGCGTACTCATCATGGCTACTACTATGGTCTATGCCCAGACCATACCCGAGGAGTTCATTGGCGACTACATAGACAACGTAGGACCAGTGGCGATCGAGGCCACTCTCGTTGACTATCACACCCCATGGAGCATGCCGCCCGTGCTCGGGACTCACATCTTTTACGGGGATCTGCTGTTCATGGACAACGTTGCATCGTTGGAGATTCACACCATGGCGCGGCTCGTGTGCGCGGGGCTACCATTTTGTGTGGCTGTTAGTCCGGCACCGTTGTACATCACGACTGTGTTCCCATGGGACCATGGGCTTCATACATTCATCTTTCTCGAGGGTGGGGTCTCGGCGCCGCTGTTCGACGTGCTCGCTGTTGACCTCAGCGGAGAAGCACCAACTGCGCTATGGGCCTCAGGGAGGTTCTATTTCGATGGGGGAGCGTGGTTCGTCCATCCGAATGCCGTGTACGGAGAGTACACGGTGACGATAGAG